CCCCTCAGTTGTATTTTCATACATTTGAATGTGTGTTTTATCTTCTTCTTCCCAATCCGGATAACTATATTCAAACATAGGAATATAATTTCCATTGTTATTTGTTGGGTGTTCCCAATTTTCGGGCACTCTTCTTACTTCTCTTCCCATGATTACATATTTATTAAAATTAAATGATTGGTACCCTATCCCAGCGATGCTCTGAGTACTCCACCTTGAAAGGGTGACGAGATAACTAATCGTTCTTCAATAGGGCATTAAAAACCGGAGTTGTTGATGTGCAACAAACACTCTCCGGTTACCATTGCTGTAGTCACTTTTTCTATATCACAACAATATAGAACGAATTTTCAGTTGGATTTCTCGAAGCGATGATCGGATTTGAACCGACGAATAATGGTTTTGCAGACCACCCCCTTGAGCCACTTGGGTACATCGCTGTATTATTATAATTTGCAATTCGCAAATCACGAATTATTATTGCTGTTCCGGTAGGACTCGAACCTACATACCGTTCTGGACGGAATACGAAACGGTAACAGCGTTTTCTCTTCCCAATTAGAGTACGGAACAAATTAGTGTGCGGGTAGTGGGGATCGAACCCACAACTTTCAGCTTGGAAGGCTAACACTCTGCCAATTGAGTTACACCCGCATGTATCACATATATTGATATAATTAGGTATGTTGCACTATTTGTGATACATTATACCTGTATATGTGTTATTTATAAAATACGTCAACGAATAATTCAATTAAGTGCCACAGATGGGATTCGAACCCATACCTTTTATCTATATCAAATAAACGTTCTCAGTTACTAAATAATAAGAATACTTAATGTTTATGATCACTCAACACTTTTCTTCCTGTTACCATAGGGTTAGCTATTACCTACGCAACTATTACTGTTCACCTCGCCAGTTATTACTACCGGAACTTATTATATTATTAAAGAACTTTTTAAATATACAATCAATTTTTATCAATGTCAAATATATTTTGTAGACACGGAAGGAATTGAACCTACATGTAACCGATTATCCTTTCTACTACATATCAGGCAGAGGGAATACGTGTCCATTTTATTTTATATCATAAGCACCTCAATGTTTATTTGCATTTATAGCAATTGATATTGTGTATGAATACATAATACAACATCTATTTTTAATATGCAAATAAAAAAAGGTTTGAACCCTTCCGAATTCAAACCTTTTATGATAGTGTTATAATGAATTCGGATTACATATTGAGCGTATTTTTACCATTCCCAATCTCAAAAGATTCGGTCACGCCACAATTCGTAATTTCTATAATTCTTGAACTCATTATTTCTTATATTGTTTGCTTATACCATTAAATATGACATAAAATTATTTTTTATCAGATTTTTTATCTTTTTTTCCAAATATTTTATCCATCTTCTTATCAAACTCCTTTTTGGATATTGATAATGGTCTGGGTTTACTTCCTTTTCCGTTCATATCTATCCCAATAAAATGAATAATAATAGGGTAGTAGTGGAATATAACATGGGATAAATCAATCCATGCCAATCCATAAAACCCAATTTTTCAAGATCTCTAATCTCTCTGCCAATATAAAACCCCATACCTAATCCGTATCCGGCAAGTAATCCATCAAACGGAAATGGTAATGATATAAGTATCACCACTAACATAATAGCTACTGATACAATACCATGCCAGTGATAATAAGCTATTGGAAATTTAGATTTATAATCATTAAGTTTATCGAAGAACTTCATATTAATTTATTTTATTTATTAAGTATGTAAATCTATATGATAATATAATTGAAATGGTTTGAACAATAAATATTGCCCATGCTCCAACTCCACCATATACAGATATAACTATAATGGAATACACTATTTTCCACCATGTAATTCTAATTCCACCCGAATCTTTAAATGTATATGGGTTATTGTTATACATTATCAATCCACCAACTATCATTAATAACATTATTGAAACAAAAATCAATCCGGCAGTTTGTACCCATTCAATATTTTCAATAAATCCAAAATAAACAATTATAAAATTGAGTATAAAAGATGATACGTATGATTTAATTTCTTTAGTAGTCATATTTATTTATATTTATTTATTAAATTAAATATAGTAGAATTTATTACCGTCACACCTAACATTAAATTGGCTACCATCCAAGCACCACAAAACGCAAACGCCAATATCATCAGTACATCGATAAATCATTTAATATTAAATGATTTATCGAATATTTGATCTAATAAATCTTTTAAATCTTTGGATTCATGTTGCGATAATATATTATAATCAAATTTATAATATCCCATAACTATTAAAGAAAATATCGAAGACAAAAATAAAAGACTATAATACACGATGCCACTATAATACAACCAATTTATATCGTTGATATATCCTACTATCACAGATACCGTAAATATTATTTCAATAATATTATTTATATATTTTTTCATATTTCTAAAATAAAAGGGTTGATGATATTATAAATGCTCCAACCAAACATATAATGCGTGAAACATTATACCAGAGAGTCATATTTTCTATATGGTCAGTGTATGATCTTAACGCTTCCAATATCGAAAAGAATACTACATATAATACAGCATAAAAGAATCCGGTAAGGACTATTATTGCTATAAAATTTTCTACAAACTGTGATCCATCCATTTATTTATCCATTAATTTTAAAGTATTTTCTGTTTGTACACCCATCATCCTATCAATTTCTTTTCCATTTTCATCAATAAGAATGGTTGTGGGTATTGACCGGACACCGAATTGAATAGCTAATTGTCTATTCTCTTCAATATCTACGTCATAAAAATTATATTCATTATTATTTTCTGCAAATTTCTCAAAGTTTTTTGCATAGACTTTACACGGTTGGCACCAGTTAGCCGAAAATTTGATGAAAGACTTCTTTGAACCAGTCGGCAATTGATCTTTTATTACTTCTGTTATCATTATTATTAGTTATTTTATTTATAATTTCGTTTAGTTTATATACATATATCTTTTCAACATTTTGTGAACGAAGATTTGTAATATATGTATCAACTTCTGAATTTTCTACAAATTTTGTTATTGAGTCAGCAATGACAATAGTAACATTTTCCAAATCCACATCATTATCCGTTACCACTTTCTCTTCTTCCCACTTAAAATCCAATAAATCAATCTCTTCACCGGAATAAGAATCATGATATATTAATGAAGCTAACGAATTATCAAATTTTTGATTAGTGACATCATCTTTATCTTCAACTTCAACATAAGATAAAGATTTATTTTCTAAACCTTTAATTAAACCAATATCAAAATAAATCCTTCTACCTTTCTTTACTACTGCATGGCGTAATTCAACACCACAGCATTCATAACCTTGATGAACGGATTGGTATACATTTTTATCCGTTGTATCCAATAATGCCGCCACTTCCTTAACAGTTTTTAAATCACGATTAGCTTCCAGATTATTCTTTTTATATCCAATTTCTATTACATCATTGTCCATTTATTGACCTTTAATTTTTTTAATAACTTCTGTTAATTTGAATTCATCCTCTTCTTCGCCCTTAATAATTGAAAAAGCACGTAATAAAATGATCTCCGTCATATCAATGCGACTTGTAATACCTTTAGATTCAAAAAAAAGTATTATTTCTTCATCATCAGACCATAAATTCCACGCATTTCGAATTTCAGATCCCAAATTGGAGTATGCAGCCGGATCTGTTTGATCAGATCTTATTTTTACTTTATCGTCTTTAGAGAAAAAACAAGCTAATACTTCACTGGCTTGTTCTAAATTTTTTGGTATAAGATTAATATTTAACCATTCCGGATCTCTATTTTCATTTCCTTCATCATCATACATATCTATCATATCTATCATAACTAATCTCTTATTTGAATTCCGTTTTGTTTTCTATATTTCAATTCTTCTTGAAATGTTTCACGGTAATGTACGGGTATTCTTGGAATTTCCAAAACATTTTTTATATGATCATCGCTCATTTCAGCAATAGATTTCCATTGTAACGGCTTATCTCCATCTTTCCCACGTGTGCCCCAACACATCACTCTACGACGTTCTAAATGGTCAACATCCTCGTAATATACGTCTTTAACAATCTCATCACCATGAGCAGATCTTCTGATGTATTCGTTGCCACCATCAACCATATATTCTTTACCATTAGCATCTTTGTATAGAACAAAATCATGCCCGTGATATGATCTCAAAAAAGTACCATCTGGTGTAATAATGGCGTTTTGTATTAGTTTTTTATTCATATTATTTGTCCCCATACATATTAGTTCTCATTTCATCGATCATTTCATCGACCATTTCATCTATAAATTTATCTCCTACAAAAAAATATTTAATTTCAAATACAACATTATACCACCAAAATTTAATATCTAATAATATTTTATCAATTTTATTTTTCAGTGTTGGAGCATCTTCATCTTTTAATGGAATATATAAAGAATATAATAAATATTCATCATAATCATCATCACATATATCTTTAATATAATCTATACGTTGAGCAATAAAATATTCCCTTCCCCAATAATCATCTTCTGTTACTGATGCCACTGAACCTTTAAACCATTCATATGCTTCAGTAGCTTCTTCTTCAGTTTCAAAAAGCCAACACGACTCACACCATGAATGTGCATAACCAACCGGAGAAAATCCAGCAATAACTAATTCTTTATGACCTTGTTCAATTGATTTAAATACTCTATTCATAGAAATCTTGTGTTATAAAGTTACCTTCTTCATCAAAATCGACACTGGATTCAAAACCATAATATCCACCAAACTGATCATCATCAGCCGATAATAGAATTTGAAATATGTTTCTGGATTCTGATACGTTTGGAGAACTAAACCTTCTTACAGTTTTTTGTTCAACCACCAATTCGATACCAAACAATTTATACAATTCTACAAACTTTTCCAAATCTGTTTTTGCTGTATGATTGCACGTATCCAGTATATCGTGATAATTAACGATTGATTTCAACTTGATCAATTCAGACATACTGAAATCGTATGATCCTTTAACCATTTTTTTAATGCGTTCATTACAATAATTGTTAAGTTGTGAACTACTTAACGCATATCGTATTCATTGTATAGATTCATATTATTTTAATTATTTAATCGTTACTTAAAGTCACAGATCCGGAAAACAATTCAAATTCATCCTCAGACCAATAAATTGTATGATATCCAATAGGATAATATTCAGTTTCATTTAAAATTGACCCCCCCCCTCCGATATTAAAAAATACCACAAATCCTTTTGGGTGTTTACCAATATATGGATATTGACGTACATCCGGCTCTGAGTGTTCTTTTACTTCAAACTTCATAATATTTAGTATTTAGTATTTATTCTTAAATTCCGTAATCTTTAATATAATATGAAATTTTAGACTGATAATCTAATTGAATTTCTTCGTCTATAATTTCTTCTTTTTCTTGATATGTAAGTTCATCCCACTCTTGATCACTCATATAATCTCGTGTATTAATAATGGTTTGTTATGGTCTACTTTTTCCAGCATACCCATCTTCTACTTCCCAGTTGGTTTTAATTAACATAATTCTTTAAATTGGTTATAAATTCGTTTCACTAAATATAAATATAAATAGTGAATAATACAAAAAAAAGTGTAGACGTTCTGCCAATTAAACTAATATCATACCTTGTATCGGTATCTATATGGGATTCGAACCCATGCCTTCTACTCTGGGTGAATGATGGGGATCGAACCCACAGCCTTCAGGGTCACGACCTGACGATATATCCAATTGAGCTATATACTCCATATATTAAATGGGGTGAGAATGGGGATTCAAACCCCAACCAACAGGGACACAACCTGCCGTGCTATCATTACACCATTCTCACGTGTGCGGAAGGGGTGGGATTCGAACCCGACACGTCTTTTACAACAAACAACGTTCAAAATTGTCTCCGCTACCCAGAATCTTTCGGATAACCCTTCCATATTCTCCCAATTTAAATTTAGAGGTTAACATAAATTTAAGTTTTAAATGCTTTTCGGTATAGGGAGTAGTTTTGTACCCACGTGAGAATTCGAATCCCAATTTCTTAGTTCGTAGCCAAGTGTTCTGTCCGGTTGAACTACGTGGGCATTATTTAATTTATTGTTGCCCCATTAGGATTCGAACCTAAAATGGAATAGTATTCCTCTGGATTCAAAGTCCAGTGACTTTGCCAATTCGTCTACAGGGCATTATATTATTTATGTACTCAGAGTGGGATTCCAACCCACAGGCATCATATTCTAAGTATGATAGGTATAGCTATTCCCTTCATCTGAGCGTTATTTATAACTTAAATAATAACAGTTATTTATGGTCAAGAGTACAGGCTTCGCTCCTGTGATCTCCTACGTCCAAGGTAGGCGGGATGGCTGGACTTCCCCAACTCTTGTTATATTTTATTGTACGCTTAGAGGGATTCAAACCCCCAACCCTACGGATAGAAGCCGTATGCTCTGTTCAGTTGAGCTATAAGCGCATATATTATTTAGTATCCATGGTGGGATTCCAACCCACAACACTCAGGATTTAAATCTGATACCTCTTAGCTATTGGGTTACATGGACATTTATTTCATTTTTATATTATATTTTTCTATTAATTGGTTACACCTTTTATAATTAGCCCCCTTTGCTGCTATTCCAACTTCCAATAATGCCTGTCTTATTGATTTATTGTTTTTTAATGCTTTAATCATTTTATCTTCCGGTATGGACGGCATTCCCGTATTTATATTTCTACCCCTTCAAGTTTTAGTTTGAGTATGACAATTTGGACATAACAATCTTAAATTTTTTCTTTTGTTATTAGTATTATCACCATTTATATGATCCAATTCTAATACTAAGGGTTTATTATTTCACTTATTTAATTTACAATGTAAACATTTATTGTCTTGTTGTTCCAATTGTAATTTTCTTCCAAGATTTTCAAATAATGATCACAAAATTTCATCATTCATTTACATGAGGAAGACAGCGGTAACGATCCGCAACCGGATTAACCGATTCAATTGTTTAGCAAACAGTGACCAACACCATGATGGCAATATCTTCCAAATTATTTCAATACGTCAAAGATCAACAATTATTTGTTAAACAGTATATATTTATTCATATCATATAAATAAAAAAAGCCGAATCTTTTTATGGATCCGGCTTTTTAGTTTAATGAAAAGATTTTTCTTTTACAAACTTCCAAACATACCGAATCCATTCCATCTCGGATGGCGCTGTAAACTCGATTGTGATAAGAGGTTTGTTGTATACATAATTGTATTATTTTTATATGATTAAATATAAGGAAAAATATTTTTTTAAAACAAATTAATTTTAAAATCTAAATCCATTTTTTAATGAATCTACAAAGTCTTCATCAAAAATACTGGTTAAATCATCAATACCGGATACTGAAAGCACTTCAAACATCAATTTATTATGCATAATACCTTCAATATTCGATGCCAAATATTCCATATTTTGACGAACTTGTTCTTCACTTTCAAATTTAACGCCAGATAATTTGGCTTTATTAATTACTGAATGAAGAATATCTTCTTGAATTGTTCTGTACTGTTTTGATAGTTTAGCGGATACGGGGAGATCTTCTTCCTCAATTTCTTCCATTTGATCCTCTAAAGATTTAATTTCATCGAGTGTTTCCTGACTCATTTGATCAGTCTCTTCAGATTCATTTAAATCACTATCATCCCCTACCAAAGTAAGGTTACTTTTTTTCTCTTCCATAAATATATGTATTGTTTTGAGTTATAATTGTTGTGCTAAACAAACTACTGCCAGCACTTCTATTTGATTATCTTCTAAAATACGCAAAGCGTTGGAGATATATTCCCCATTTTTATAAAAATCTGTCACTAAAACGGCTGTCGTACCTTCATGACTTTTAAGTTTTTCATAATCCACATCTACTAAACCGTCAACATAAGATAAAAGTTCAGCATCAATATTCACATCATCAAAAGTGTAATTTCTATCTTCCCGATGCAATTGAGAAAATATATCGTTTAAATGTTTTTTAATATCTTTTGGTGCTTTCTCGGTAACGGCTAATTCATCAATATTAAGGGACTCTTTTGCATATAAAATGTCATCATATCTCTTTTCAGTATATACTGTTAGCTTAGAAAAAAATCTATGAAATACATCATCGCCACTATTCAATCCGAAATGGCAAATATCTTTCATATTTCTATGCAGGATTGATGACATTTGTTTAGACATCTCTTCAGCCCCAATATCTACCCAATTTTCTACATATTCATTAACTTCTACCTGAGAGTTGACAGCTTCAATAAATTCACGAGATGATTTGAAATTTGTTGGTAAATCATCTTTTGATACTTTGTAAATATAAAACACCGGAGTTAGGTTATGTAAACTATCAACGTATGGCTGAAATGTTTTTGTACCCCCACCAACTTTCGTAATAAGAGTAGAATCATTGCCGACTTCGATATAAATATCTCCATCTTCTAATGTGTCAATTACCGATCTTCCTTCCTGATTACTACTCATTGTTTGAATCTTTTAATACTAATTCACCATCAGAATTATAACGGTAAACATTATTACTGGTTTTCTCTTCATGGATACGTTTGCCATTCTTAATATTTCGATAAACAACTTTAGAATATCCATCACCGGATAACTTTTGCTTACGAATAATATATTCCCGATCCAATTTTTTCTTTTCCTTTTTGGTCATGGATCTATATTGTTTGCGAAACATCAAAATGTCCTTATCACTCAATTCTCGATCTTCTTCTAAAATATTAATGTATTGATTTTCCGTAAGCATTATTCACCTCAATCTGCTAATCGTGTATATCTAAAATAATTTCTAATTCTCTTCCAAAACTCTTTACCATGTGATGGCGCATTTAATAATAATATAAATACCCTCTCCGGCACCCTATAATATTCATATTCTGTTCCGTATGTACCTTCTTCACCCTTTACCTTATTATCCGATTTAAACCGGACACGTAATGTTTTATCTTTGGGATCATATCAAACAGCATGTAAATTCGAAGACTCAACTTCAACGTACTGCCTGTATAAGTCTTTCACGTTTCGATTATTTATTCTAACCGATACAGACTCATTTATGTAACTTCGTAATTTTCTTTTAAGCATTTCGGAATATTTTAACTATACACTTTGTATTAATTATCATTATTATCATTTTTATTAAAATATTCCAAACCTTTATCCTCTATGGTTTGTAATAGTTCCACACATTCCTTCAGATCATTTACAATATGAATATCAATGCCATAGTCGTATCGGACATTTTCTACCGACAGCGTTCGATTATGGGGCGCTCTCATGAGTATAAGAACTGATGCTTGCCTACAATCATGAAGATTATTAATTTTATCATCTATTACAACATCAGCCGGATAAGTAGATTTTGGTTCACCCGTTAAAATCAGCTTATCAGCTACATCTTCATTCATATACTTCTTCAACCAACCAGTCTTCTGAAGTAAAACAGATTCATAATTTTCCATTGCTTTTCCAGTAAAATGAGAAACAATACGATAAGTAAATTTCATAGTATTGTTTTCTACAAATTGTAATACTTTAGACAATCCATCTTTTGGTGGACAATTTTCGAAAAAATCGTGTAAACCAAAATAATCATAAATTTGGTACCCAAAATCAGATATTTCATGAAGATTCCACTGTGTAAAATCCAGATCTTCGCCCGTGGCATCGTGGTGTACTTTTCTCCAATGATTGGTTAAATCATTAAGCACATCATCAAAATCAAAATTTATTACTATTCTCTGATCTTCTGATCCTATATTTGTTTCTTTCTCTTTGCCTTCCATGTATTAAATTTTAATTTATATTTTAAGAATTTGTGTACTAAATAATCGAAATAGTTATGAAAATACATATTCATTATCCATAGATAACTATCATCGTCTTGTTTTTTTATAATATGTAATATCCAAGAATCCGTTAACATGTTATGATCCGGTAAGTCTTCAATCTCCATATACTGTATGTAATCTTTGAATCTCGATATCTTACTTACCACTGTTGGCTCCATAAATGGTCTGTAAATTTTCAATCCGTTATCTAAATGACCACCAGATGTTATAGGTGCATCTTTATCATAATTATAAACACGGGATAATAATTTCCCGTGTTCAAATTGAAATTGATCCAAATTAGTAAAATTTAATCGTAAATGAATTATATGCATTATGAATAAATAGGATAAAATTTAACGGAGGTATAGCATTTTCGTTTAGTTGTAGAGCTTTCGCCCACAACATCTGTTAATGTTATGGCACACGTTATGCCTCATTTCTTTAGGTTTACTTCAACAATACCTATTTTACAATCTAATTGTTTAGCCAGTGCAGCTATCGTCCGCCCACCTTTGCCAATTAATAAACCCGGTCTTCTAAGGTGTACTATAAGCTCATTATCTTTGTATTCAAGCTTGCAAACCCCCATCGCGAATGTGTTATGGGTGTTTGGTTCAGGGTCTATACCATAACACCCATCAAAATAGGTAATGAATAAACTTTTAAGCCTTTTGCTATTCTCACATTCAGGAGAAAAACGAGGCATAACAATAGATAAAATCCATTGCTTAAATTGTGCTAATTTGCTGGATTTTTGTTTCATATAAATATTTGTTTTCATATAAATATTCGTTTAAGTTTTAAAATTCGTATTTTAAATCGCAACGTATCTTATCTGAGCCGTTCCATCAGTGAAATACCAAACACTACCATGTTTTGCTTGAATAGTTTTAATAGTTGATTCTTCGAATTGATATATTAATTCACCATCCAGTGTTTCTTATTTAGCAAAAATACAACATCTCAATTTCATTTTAGAGTTACTATCTAAATGGCTAAGAACTGACTTACGGTATCGGTTATTATCTTCTATATCTTTAGTATAACTGCCACACATTGTATATCCAAATTCTAATGTGTATTTCATATTCTATTATTCAAATGAAAGTTTGTTTAATTCCTGCACAGTCAATTTAAACATTTTTTGGTTGGTAGGCAACATTTTTCTCAAAGATTCTTTAATAACCGTTTTTTCTCGTTTATTAGTTTCTTTATATGTAGCCTCTACCAGTACTGTTTCTTCTATCACTTTACCTTTTAGATAAATATCTTTGGTTTCCGGATGCTGTTGTACACCATGAGTTAATGTAACGTTTGGATTTTTTCGTCTTGTAGAACCTTCATTAATAGATGTTAATGATTTTCGGGTAGAATCTTTTTGTTCTTCCAAAGCTTCTTTCACCTTATCAGATGTAGATTTCAATTTTTTTGCCAGTGCTAACTGATCTGTTCGAGAAAAATTGGACAATACACGTAATGATTCTTTTAATTGATTCTCGTATGTATCAGTATCTATCTCCAATACTACATTTGAAACCCCTTTGGTCAGACGTGTCCGGTTAGGCATTTTTTCGTAACGATTAATTTTTATCGTTATATTCCCGTTTTCTATTCCTTCTACTAATTCTTCTATAGTCATAATGTTTATTTTATTTTAATTTAATATTTACCATATGTGTAGCACGTGTTACACCCACATAAATTAATTGATTACGTTCTTTAATATTTTTGTTCCACTGAATGTTAGGAAGATCCAGAAATACATTCTGGAATGAAGATCCCTGTGATTTATGAACTGTCAGTGCATGACTATATGTTACGTCGTGAAACCATTTATTTTCAGAATAAAATTTTCTCCAATCCTTTTTGTGTGCATGTTTTTGAAGATTTATTCTATGTTTTTTCTGAGAATCGTGATGTAACACCCTCAATTCTAAATGACCCAGAGTATCTACATTTTTGCAACTAAGTAGCCAATATTTAATATCCTTTTTAGATTTTATGTTGGCACTGGTTACAATAACCTCTTCAGAATTTTTCAAAATAATATTATCTTCTCCTTCAACACAGGCTTCTTTTGCTACCAATCTATCCCCAACTACAAATTGCGGCAAATCTTCTCCCATAATGTAGCCACGAATAATATTGTTCCAATAATGAACTCTATCATTAGTGTACGCAAGTACTCGTGAAAATTCTGGATTTTTTTCATAAATTGTATCTGTAAAAATTTCCTTAATATGATTTTTAAATTTAGTGGGTGAATATGTAACTACACCCTGACCATTCTCACCAACTTCATTAACGGATGGTATAACTAAATTCTTATCCTGATTTTTTCTAATAAATGTAGCAAATTTATTTATTGTATTACCATATCGTATTACATCAGTCAATTCATATTGAGATTTTGTATCAAACGATGGACTATGGGTTTCATTAACAGGTGGTAACTGAGCCGGATCCCCAACATACAATACTTTAATCTTCAAATCCATCAATTCTTCTTGGATAATCTTGATCAAATTTTTATTGACCATTGAAGCTTCATCAATAACCACAAAATTGTAATCCATTATTGACTTGTCTAACCATTTATCCGGCTTATATTCTTCTTCACCCGTATCATTATTAATGAATGGGCGAATAGCTAATAGTTTGTGAATAGTTGCGGCTGGTGTCCGTACATCTGCATTGTCCAATTTACCTTGTAATACCTTCACAGCCTTATTAGTTGGGGCTGAGACAATCATATCTGGTATAAATGTCCCATACACCCTTACACCTCTTTTGCGGATGTTCTGAGCGATATATGAGATTATTGTAGTTTTACCCGTTCCGGCATATCCTTTCAAAACATAAAACTGACGATCTTTATCATTTAAAAATTTAAAGATGTCATCAACCGCATCTTTTTGTTCACCTATTAACCGGACTTCGGTAGGATCTAATAATTCCTTTCCTTTTTCTAAAACTTTGTTCATAAAATAATACTGTTTATTTATCCAAATTTGTGTGTAATACTACTTTAATACCCATTCAAGAAGTTCTATTCTTCTTTTACAACAGCTTTCTTTTTCTTGTAAATCTCCATACCTTGAAGAGCCTGCTATTTTTTCAAGTTCAGTCCAGTGGCAATTACTCATTATTTCTTTGTAATGTTCTTGTTCTTTTCTAATTTTTTGTATTTTAACAAGTATGTCTTTTGGTTCTTGCATTTTAATAAAGTTTGTGGCTTAAATTCCGCACTACACACAACAATGTATATAGTTTATAAGCCTAATTAATATTCGTTTTTAATTGTAAATTTCTGCTATGGCTTACAAAACCATATACTAAACGATAATTCTAATGCTATTATTATTCCCAGTTTCACACTACCAACTTTATCTATTAAATCCCATAAATAATCACCTAACCGTTCGCAATCCCCACAAATATATAAATTGGGATCTTGTTCTAACACTTCCAATACATTATCTATATGTATTTTATTATTTTCCTGTATTTGATATTTTAATTCTCTATTGTCAATAATATAAATTGTTTCTAAAAATAATATTGATAAGCCAATTGACTTATAATGATTGATGATAAGCAATATAGCTTATTTTCTTGACATAATCAAGGAAGTAAGACGCAAACGTATTTTTGATATACGTTCGTGGATGTCTTTCTCTCTAAATCTAATCAATTTAAATTTATTATCCAAGGCTAATCCATCTTTTTCTTTATCATTATGCCTATTTTTCTTTTGCATCGACGATAATATCCTTCCATTTTTACCATGCCAGTAATCACCATCCACTTCTATGAGTATTTTATACTGTGGATATGCAAAATCGTATGACTTCCCTTTAACTTTAAATTGTTTTTCATAATCAAAACCCAATTTTTTCATTACTTCTTTCTCGAATTTCTTTTCAAGCTTTGAAGTTGTGGGTTTCATTTTGTATAATGCAAAATCATTATAATTACTTATAGGAAGTTTTTTTCTTTTTCGACTCATAGTATAAATAAATATAACAAAAATGCAATTATGAAAACACACAAACGATTTATTGACCGATTAACTGCTCGGAAGGATCCAATAGAACCATTAAAAATAGAAGAATCACTGAGAAACAGAAGATCAGATGAAGAATCACAAAGTAAAAAGGAATTTAAAGAAGGTATAAAAGATGTTGCCGATTCTATTAATTTAGATGATATTTCTAAATACGATTTAATTGAAGAGAATTTAACATTATCTATTGAGAATGAACAACTCAAGGGTCAAATGAAGGTATTAGAAAAAACCATCACTGAGCTAAAAAAATAATTCATGTTATAATTAATATAACATAACCTACATTTAAAAAAAAAAGAAACATGGGAAAGTTAGAAACAACTATTAAGAAAATTATTAAAGAAGAATTGTCAATGGCGTATGACGTTGTTGATCGTCTTCCTATAGAAAAAGACAAATTCGATAAATACTCAGCATCCATACCAACACTTGATGAATTTGGTGTAATCATACCACTAACAGATTCACGTAGAGTACACTGTGTAATTGTCGATTTTGGCAATGGTGTTAGATATGGATCAGTCACCGATGGTGGTGGAGATTTCAATGTATTTGACATTTCAAGTGTAAAATCAAACGGACATTTATTTAATAAATTCAAAAAAGAAATTGAAAAACATTTCGATACACCAATTATGGATGTAGAGGATTGTAGAAAACGTTTCAAAACATATACAGAAAAACGTTTCGTAAATAAAGACTAAATAAATAATATTCATGGCAGATTTTCCAGTAGAAATTGTTAATTATTGGTCTGGGTCGGCAAGTCCGGTATCTGGTTCCACTTCTTTTGGCTATTTCGATAATGATCCAAAATTTCAAACAGACGCACCAAAATTGGCTAATCATATAGCTACACAATTGGGGTGACCCGTAAATGATATTGAAATCACGGATAATGAAATATATGATTGTATAGAATTAGCCATGATGGAATTTAGTTATTTAATTAACGAATTTCGAACTGAAGAAGAATTCTTTGAATTACTTGGTCAGCCATCCGGATCAGATTTTTCTAATAAATTAATTTTCCCATCTATTAAAAGTGTTATTAGATTATCAGAGGGATATAATATTGAAGCTGGTGTTCCAAGTGAAATTACAATGTATACCGGATCCATAGATGTAGTTAAGGGTCAACAAAATTACAACTTACAGGAAGAATATTTTGATGTGGTACACCCATCAGAACACTCTTTCTCTATTCAACGTGTATTTCATTATCGTACACCTGCGGCTCGTGCATTTCTTAATTCACAATTCAACTATCCTATTAATGGTGTAGGCAACGTAACAGTTGCCGATGGATACTTCTACACATTAATGCCGTTTGCATGAGATGTATCCCGTATGCAATCGATTAATACTCATAGGGATTTGCGCCTGTCCAATTACGCCTTTGAAATACATGGGAATAATATACGACTATTTCCGGTTCCGGCTGTACCATTCAAATTAAATTTCCATTACACATTGGGTTCAGAAGAGCAAGGAGTAATGCCGAATGATCTGAATAGTATTTATAATCAGGACGATCTAATTGTCAAGCCGTCCGATATTAATTTTGGAATGATTTCATGGCAACATATTAATAGTCATTACCGAACATGAGTTATTAAATATTCCACGGAAATGGCAAAAAAGAAAATGGGTATCAACCGGAGAAAGTATAATAATATTGATTATGCTGGTGGTTCAATAGCTTTGGATGGGGATCAGTTAATATCTGAGGCTTCAACAAAAATGGATGCTATGGAACAAGATATAAAGGAATCATTATCAAAAATTAGTAAAGATCAAGGTTTAACAAATAAAGCCAATATGATCCAAAACCAAAAACAAATTCTTAATGGTACACCATTGGGTATTTATAGAGTGTAATAATATATGGAAACCCCAGATACAACTATTAAATTAATTGATATAGATGAAGCTATCTATGATTATATAGAACATAATATAGCTTTTGATTTTGAAGATGTCAGTAAAAAATTGGTTAAAGTTGGCGTAGATTATAAAAATAGAGAAAGATATTTATCTACATTTCAACAAAAAACCAAAAAAACTAAAACTGAAGAAGTATACCAATTACCTGTTATCTTACTGAAAAGGGATAATATTCGTATTATAAAAAATGAACGTCCACATTGGGCACCAGAAGATATATTATTAGATCATATAACTACACGATCAGTTCCAACAATTAATAAAGAAGGTGAATACGAATATATTTATCAACGTATGCCCGTAAAAATTGAATCTTCGTATAGTGTAGATATTATATCATCTTATAAATATCATGCTGATCATATAATCGAACAATACATTTTACATGAGAATAAATTTTGAAATTCTTCTTGGTATGCGTTTCGTGTATCGTTTGATGATTTTTCTAATGGTTCCACTCCACCCCAAAATGGACAAGAACGTATTATTCGCCACACATCTAATATGACAGTTGAAGGTTATATTTTACCGGAAAGAAATAACTTGAAAAAAATATCTACAAAAGTTATTCCAAGTGTAAGTAATGTTATTGTAGGAGAGAGTGAAATGACTTTGAGTGAATTTAGAAAGAAATATAATATGTAATTATCAATCTAATTCGATAGTTCCGTCCATTATACCTATTTTTAATTCATCTATTAAATCATTAGCAACATCATAATTTCCTTCCACGATGTTTTCTTGTATTCTGTTTAAATATTCTATTGTATTTTCTTCCATTTGTTTATTTATTTTTAATATAAAAAAGCCTTATAGTCATGAGTAACTATAAGGCTTTCGTTTTTTTGTTCACTATTTTTTAACGTTCACGTTACGTGAACATTCTTTATTTATGAACACTACATTTGCGGTGGCATTGCCACGTATTGAACATTTTCATCATCATCTTCGTTAATACTAATCATACCTTCTGTTGTAAGAAGTAGGGAAGAAATGGATGATGCATTTTGTAACGCCAATCTAATTACTTTTGTTGGATCAATAATACCGGAATCTAATAGATCTTCTATTTGACCCGTTTTAACATTAAATCCATATGGTATTCCTTTTTTGAGAATATCATATTTGTATTTAGAAATATTATCATTTTCGAATCCGGCATTAATCAATATTTGATTAAACGGTTCTCGGATAGCACCCAAAATAATCGACTTTCCTTTTTCCTGATCTTCATTTTCCAATTTAAAATCACTTGATGTAATTAATTCCGAAATATGTAATAAAGCAGATCCACCACCAATAGTATAACCCTCATCAATAGCCGCTTTTGTAGCATATAGAGCATCTTCTATCCGATCCTTTTTCTCCTGTATTTCAACTTCAGATGATCCACCCACTTTAATTACAGCAACACCATTAGTTAATGAGCTATACCGTTCTACAACTCTTTCACGCTCATAATCACTTAATGATTCATTTTTAATTTCAGATTCTAACAGTTCAATCCGGTTTTGTAATTCATCCGGATCCGACTTACCATCAATAATTACAGTAGCATCTCTATGAATTTTTACTTTCTTAGCAACACCCAGATCCTTTTTAGTAACTGAATCTAATTTTCTACCCGTATCTGTTGTGATTAGTGTACCTCCGGTGAGCGCACACATATCTTTCATCATTTCCAATCGCCTATCACCAAATGCTGGTGATTTTACAGCCGCACATTTCACCATACCCTGCATTTTATTGACAACCATGGTAGATAGTGCTTGCCCCTCAACATTCTCAGCAATAATAAGTATTGGTCGTTCCAAATCTACAGCAATATTTAATACGTGTGCTACAGATTTCACATTTGCCACTTTACCATCAAAAAATAGAATTAAACAATTCTCAAATTCCACAGTATGTTCTTTCGAATTAGTAACAAAATAAGGGGATAAATAACCCGATTCAAATTGTACACCCTCTACAAATTCAAGATAAGTATCCATTGTAGATGAATTATCAATAGATACATATCCATCCCGACCAACTTTTTTGACGGAATCTTTAATCAAATTTGCAATATAATCATCCCCGTTTGCAGAGATTCGTGCAATCCTTTCTATCTGTTCATCTGAATCAATTTCCTGACTCATGTTTTGTAAGTCATCAACAATCTGTGATACCGTCTTGTCGATCCCACGTTTGATCGATACGGCGTTCGAACCCTTTGACACAAGGTCTAACCCTTTGTTTAATATTGCTTGTGATAGAACCGTCGAGGTTGAAGTATTATGGGTAAGAATATATCCATCGGTAACGTATAAACTATCTTCATTGCTAACTTTAATACATCTCATTGGAACGTGTTTTCCGGTAGGAGTTATACTAACAATTTTATGACCATATTTATATCCCTTTAATTGATTAAATCTGTAAATAGATGTATCGGAATATGAATCGGGATCATTACTTCTATTATGTAGTCTATAATATAATGGAATACCCATACTGTAACATAACTCCCTGAAATCTTCAGCCAATTTATCACTAATAGTGATAAATTCAAATAATCCCTTATTATTTATATGTCCATCCGTATCCAATAATCCTTGAAGTAATTGTTCTCTGTTTTCTCTGGAATTATACAAATAAACCTTTGGTATGAATTTTTCAGAACTCTTCATATTATCTAATCCTGTTTCTTTAACAGCATCTAATAATTGTTGCCCATAAAATCGCAAACGAATGCAATTTTTCTTTGGTATATCCTCTGTTGTCATATTTACATTTTCGGGCATTACCAATTTATCAATAATGTGCTTTTTATTGTAACCGATAGTAACTTCTATCGCCCGTTCCTCAGTTTTTAAATAACCATCTCCAATTAAAACGCCAACTGTATATGGGTCAAGTGGAACCTCTTGTTCATTAAATTCGACTTCATTTTTTCTAACATAATATCCATGTTGTACATCACTATTAGAATATTGAAACTTTATTTTTTTAGATTCTAATAGTTCTTTAACAGACAATGTTTTTTTAGAACCGTAGTGAGTAATTATTGACCATAAATGTGTATCATCACATTCTACAACTCTACCATCAGAAAATTTAACTTCATGTAGTTCAAGATTACCTTTTTCATGCACTTCTTCTACTACTTGTATACTATTATCTGATCCATTGATAATATCACCCTTTTTAATATCTCCCATAGTAGTCCACCCATTAGGTGTTGATATTTTACTATGATACGGTTGACAACCATCTCCCGTTTCTTTAGCTGTCTTTGATGCTACGGATTTTACCAGATCAGCACCCAATCTTTCTTTAGGATCTTTCAAATTTATATGATTAGCTACCGTCACACCATCCTTTGTAATGAGTGGTTCATCACCATCCCTTTGAATGATTATGTTTCGACCACTCGCACCAAGAGTTGTTTTTACTACATTGGCTACCTTATTCACGCCCGAAGCTAATGTTGCACGTGCTGAATAACCATGGTCAATATTATTATATTCTTTGTTCATCATATTATTTTATGTTGTTTTATTTAAATTAAATTTCAAATCCGTATAATACAGTATTGTTTAGATCACGCCCCTTCATAAAAATACCATCCCCCTCTCGTGATCCGGCAACATTAGTATTACCTTCTATTGTTACTACTTTGTTCTGTTTTGAATTTACTATTGATTTAAAAGGATCTACAAAATATACGTGTCCATAACCCGATTCTTTTACCCATCCACCAATATATACATTATTTCTTCTTAACTGTTTAATATCTGTTATTTGATTGTTATCCGAACGGGTAGAAGCATATGTTATCCATTCCCGTGCCAATGCAGATTTAAATTCAAAATTGGTGTACGTTTTTTCCATGCACCACGAAATAAAACAGGCACACCAAGCATATCCTTTCTTTTCTTTATCATCAAAATCAAATGATGGGAAACATACCTTAATAAATTCATCTACTAATAATCCCCTATTATCAGAAGATCCATCCCCATCAACATCCAATTCAACCGCTTCTCCCACTAAACTATTAGCCAATTTAATATGTGGTAATTCCTTTTCCATGATGGTTGGTTTAATAGTAGAATCCATCATATCCTTATTCATTATTCCGGTAGTGGGTAATTGATTAAGTTCCTGCCATGCTTTAATTGCAGATTCAGTATTATCCCCAAAAATTCCATCTGCGTGAATATTTAAAAAATATTGTACAATTCTAACGTTTTTACTTATTTCGCCCTTTTGCATTATTATAATTTTATTGGTTCTGATTTTTGTAATTGTGATCTATAAATATCTTTTTGACCCATTATGTCATAAATATCATCGAAAGAATACGGTTCACCCTGAAATTTTCCATCCACTGAAACATCAAATATGCGCTCATCTGGTGCCGAAAAATAATTATATCTAACTGCACCATGTAAATGTCAAGCTCCCTGATCCATACGATTTCATACCCGTTGTGGGTGGTGATTCATTGTTACAGGAATATTATTAATAAAAATATCTAACTTGTAATATACAGAAGCTAATTCTTTTTTACAAGATAAAATGTTGTCGTGTGTATCATCGGTACCAACTATTAGATTGATTCTACCATTTAAATTTTTCAATACATCTTTTACTTCTTTTTGATTCCCAACCGAGAAATTACCTAAATGGAAAACTATATCTCTGGGTTGTACTTTTTGATTTCATTTAATAATAAAATCATCTTTCATTGCTTGATGAGAAGGATAACCCCTCTCTATAGCTGTTGTATTGTCAAAAAAACGGTGATCAGATATATAATGTATATCTTCTCTAACTTTGCTGATCCCCGACAGTCCTTTCAGGTAATTCATTCATTTTTGATTTTATGTCTTTGATTCGTTTAATTTCTTGTCGTTTACGTTTAATATTTTCTTTAATGGCATCGATTTTTTCATTCTCTTCATCGATCTCATTTTCTAAACGATCTCTTAATTTTTTGTCTGATGTGTTTGTATTTGAAAAAAAGTATATCGGAAATTTGTAATTAGAATCCCGTATTAAACAAAAAAAGTAATAAAATATATCCTTGTCCATTTTTCCATTATTGATATGATCATGATAGTATACTAATTCTTCGACTGAATTAATTTCATATATCATTTCACCTTCAATATTGGCAGATTTTAAGCCGGATACATTGTCATAATTGTTACGTGACTCTTCATATTTCTTACATTGATACTTAGAATCAAATTCAAAACCATCATCGGAAATGAATTTGGTCTTCATATTATCCAAAAAGTAATTTGTTATTATTTAGTTGATTTGCCTCTGTTGTCGTGGCTTGACGTGTTTCCACAAAATTCATTGGAATGTCTTGTAAAACATCTCCATCATCAAAGTAATAATTGTTACCATCATTATATTTTGTTTTGTACCATTTAGATACATAAATATTATTCTGAGTAGCAAACTTTGTAGCTTGTGGCTTATTTTCGTTAACTCGTATTAAAGTAACCATGTTAATTGTTTATATATGTGTTTGTATTATAAAAATCTAAAAGTAATTTTTCAATCTGGATAGACAAAAATTCAATATCCTTTGTATTAACTAAATATGTTCTTTTACCATTTTTATAAAAAAAATAATTACTATCTGATTTATTCACAAAAATATTAACCGGATCTATAAATTCTAATGATAATAAAGATTTTAATGAGTTTTCTCTCAATATGTGCATATATATTTGATGGGATCTGCCCCTTAAATTATGGAAAAAGAAGTGGCAAAATGCCAGCTTCTTTTTCACATCCCCTTCCAATTTTATAGTATTAGTAAAATTCATTAGGATTTAATTATTTTGTCCCCTTCCATGTAGTTTAATATCTTATCTACTACGGGGTGTCTATGATTTTCTTTTAATTCGAAAAATCCTATTTCATCTACGTATTTCTGCATTTCATATAACTTAGATAATCCGGAATCTTTCTTATATTGCAAATCGATCTGTTTTTGATCACCCGCAAACACCATTTGACTATATTTACCCAAACGTGTAAGCAACATTTTTGTCTGCTCTACAGTTAAATTCTGACATTCATCTACAATTACAAATGATTTATTCATTGTAATACCTCGTGCAAATTGGAGTGGTAAAATTTCTATACGGTTTTCGTCCTGTAACAATTTTAAACCTTCCGGTGCTACTAATTCTTTTATATTTTGATAGATAGGTTGCATTCAGGGTTCCATTTTATCATGCATGGATCCTTTCAAAAATCCAATATCTTCAGTACCCACGGTAGGTCTAATGAAATATAATTTGCGAACTTCTTTTTGTATAATTTTTTCAATTCCTATAGCAACAGAAAGAAATGTTTTCCCACTTCCGGCTTTCCCAGTAATTATCGATACTGGTTTTTTTTCTATAAGTTCTTTTGCTTGATGTTGTTCTTCGTTGAGGTTAGCTTTGGCAATATTATAATTTAACTTCCTTGCCATCCGTGTTCCGCTTTTCGCCATGTGATTGTCGTTGGTTTATATTATTTGTTAGATAATTGTATAAGAAATGCAAATAAACATCGTTTGATAGATGTTTTATATCTTCATACCCCGAAATCATATTTTTTGTATTAACTTCGAATCAGCTTCCATCTGTCGGTTTATCCATAACATTCATTGTTTGAACATTCACAATGTATAAGTGGCGTTTTCCAGTACACGATTTAGTAAAATTATATGCTCCCACAAAATCATATTTGGAACTATCAGAAACATATATCCCTGTTTCTTCTTTTAATTCTCTAACAGCCGCTATAAAGGCATCTTCTCCATCATCTATTGTTCCGGTAACACACGTAATTTCCCTAATATTATCTGATCATAAAGAAATAGGCTCTATTAAAGTGATTATCCTCAACGTGCCATCAGAATCATAAAAATAAGGTAGTATGACAACCTTATCATCCTCTTCAAAAAAATAATAATCTTCCCCATTGTGGTTTTGTTCACTTCACAGTGACAAATAACCTACAGATTTAATTAGCTTTTTCATATAAAATAATTTTTCTATTAACTATAAGTAAACCATTAAATCCGAATCGAGATGTTTATTTATACTTACAAAATCATGTTCAAACATACCCGTATATATTGATGTAATATGTTCTATTGGAATTGTCGTAAACTGTTTTCCCATATATATGTTACTGAACAATTCTTCATGGTTTTTATCATAATCGGTAGTATCTCTAATTTTTAATTTTTTTACACCATGATATATAATTTCTCTATATAATTCTTTAAATATTTTAATTAAGTTATGACCAATAATTTCTTTTGGATTAATTCCAGATTCCCAAATATATTTCGAAGCCACACGAATACACCGTTGGAAAGTATTAGATATTTCTGATGGAGTAATAATTCTTAAACGAACAATCCATACCATCTCCATACCATCTTTTTCAAATTTTATATCACAAATAATATAAGATTTACCAAAACCCGAATCATATATTAATTCTTTTATTTTTCCAATTTCTTTGATATTATTATCAAGCGTATCACCAACATTTATTATAATAGAAGTTTCTTTATGCAGAATTTTCCTGAAAGAATGTATATCATTGTGATAATTAGTCCAATCAATATTATTTTCAATAAATTCTTTAGTATAATGAATTAAATCGTATTTATGCATCTATATACCTTAATTTTTTAATTTTATTATTAATAATTTCTATTTGATTTGAATGTGGTATCAGCCTATCATCCCATTTTGTAGTTTTTCTGGGTACATAATTATCAATATTTAATCCGAATACATCTTGGAATTTTTCTTTAGTTTGGTCATGAATTAAATGATCCGTATTTATAATAATTAAATCGTATCCATATTTTTCTTTTGAAAAATTAGAAAAATTATCTATTTGGCGTTTTATTAGATTCAACCAATTAATAATAGAAAAATCCAATTCTTCATCATATGGTAACAATTTATAAAAATTATTTTGTACTGCTCTATTTATTTGACTCGTAATAGATAAACCAACATCAGACACTACACAATACACACACGTATCAATATTTAAATCTTTTATTGGTTTTATATAGTGGCACATTTTATATTCATATGCATAATTATACAATCTATATTTTTGTTCTAATATTGACCGGATATAATTAGATCTACACCCACCAAAAGAATTCAACCATAAATCTATAGGTTCTTTATTATTAACAACATCCCTCAAATAATCTTCACTAATCTTATACATTTTCTTCTTTTATTTTAATGGGCATTCCAAATTCATCATATTCCGGTAAACCGCCCCATTTTTCCTTAAATTTTTTGACATTTACTGGCTCTGTTTTTTTCTGTCTGTCTGAAGAATCAGAAAAATCATCATCCGGAAAATGTGATCCCCTTGCACCAAAATGAAATATCATAGAATCATATAATAATGCATATTTATAGCCTTCCTGTAACATGCGTAAATGAAGATCCATATCTTCCCATGATGTAGGATTAAATCTCTCATCATTACCACCAATATCCAACCAATCCTTTGTTCGTATTAAATATCCACCAGCACCATGAATTTTTGGCACTTCGACCCCCCCATTTTGATATCTAAATTGTCGAACATATTTATGAAAGTTATCTTTTTTAAAATTTACATGTGTATAACCAAATACTTCTTTCTCTGCCACTAATGCACCATACGATTCAGCCCATATCTTGTCACTATTGGGGCTTTTCTTTTCAAATATATTTGGCTCTATCCGATGAGAGGAAACAATCATTGGTTCTTTTGTATGATTTACTATTCTATTATATAAATATAAATCAAAATCTTTACCAACATACATATCTGAATGAAGAAATAATATATATTCCGTATCCACATTTTCAGCCAATACATTCATTCCACCGCCAATACCATTGGGTATGGGATTGTCTTCATGAATAATAAATGTTAAATCATACTCTTCTTTGTTATCTTCTAACCATTCATTTGTACCATCATCACAATTTTCAGCATAAACTAAAATTGGATTATCATTATGAAAGGAATTTTCTCTTATTGATTGAATACATAATTCTAAATAATCAATATTATTGTGTGTATTTATTGCAAATGTTAAATCCATAAATAATCTTCCTCTCTACTATTTTCGTCCAATACTATTGTATGTATGCCGTTATTTTTTTGACTTGGGAAACTTGTAGTGAAATGTTTATCACTATCTTCTTCGCCCTCTATGACTCGTTCTACATAAAAATGAATCTTTCTCATAAATTCATTGCCAATGGGTTTGGTTATACCCAATACGACATTTAGATTGAAGTAATTTATCACATCAATATTCGCTGATGGCGTTCCATCCAAAAAGATGAATTTATCTGATAAATCAAATCTTGAATATTGTTCAGACTTCAACCGGATATTTTCTATTTTTTTTCTGGTTTTTTGAGTTGCACCATGAATAAAAATAACATCGAAAAATGGTTCCCAGTTAAATATATTTTGTATAAGAAATGGGTATTTGCTAACATTTAAAAATAAACCTTTGGTGTATTTTTTCATGGGTTTATTCCAATAACCGTGTGAAAACCCCCATTTTCTTATAAAATCGGCTTGAGATTTACGTTCAATCTCTGCATAATTACCCAAACGGGATGTTTTACTCACAAAATGATATACCATTGCCGGACTTACCATTTTCTCAAAACCCAATATAGCATATCTCATGTGCATATCGCTATCTTCACAGAATTTTTCGAAAAAATCACCATCCAATCCGATATAATCTTCCTTATAACAACCAAAAAACATCAAATTGCCACCCTTTTGTAATTTATCCGGTATAGAATATTCATCAAATTTTTGTCGATCAAAATTTGAAATATCATTGCCACAGTCTAATAATTTTTTACCAATAGCTGGATCTTTATATATAGGTGGCTCTACACGGGTATAGGTTGTTATTCTACCCTTTTTAATGTCACGTACTACTTTATCAACAAAATCATTAGCCAGTGCCACATCATTATGTAATAATATAATGACCTCACCCTTAGCCTTCCCCACAGCATTGTTATAATTGATGCCCAATGTGACATCATCATTGATCTCCAATACCAATTCTAACTCATGTGATGTTAATTTTTGTATACGTTCAAACTCCCGAACTATATGTTTATTATAATCGGGAGTTTGAGATGTCGATGCAACTACTAAAGATACCATTACAAATTATTATATAGTTCATTTTGTTTTTTCTGTTTTTCAAACGTTTTTAAGTGAATCAAACGAAGTTCCTGTTTGTCCGTGTAAGCTACGTTATTAACTCCTTCCACCCGTTCATGTACCTTACCCTTCCACATCTCGTCTCTGAGTAATTTATACACTCTACCTTGGTAATCTGGGTAATTAACCAGACCATCTTTGTCCAATACCCATCCCATTTTCTTGATATATTCATCTGTAATTCCATCTACAATATTTTCACGTGCAAGAAATATTAAATCTACATCATTATCCCCTAAAACGGGAATTAATTCGTACGTAAAATCCGAATCTATATCTTCATCAGCATCTATCTGTACAACATATTCACCTTTTGTAATAGATTTATGAACCTCATTTTTGAAATCAGCAAAATTACCTTTAAATTCAACTGGTTCAATATATATTTTAGAAAATAATGTTTCAAATTCCTTCTCATCGTCTCCACTAATATCATAACATGTATCTTCGATATAACTGACCATCTCATCATAAAATTCAGAGTTCGGTTTAATTTTCGAAGAATCCATTACAATATATAAAGAAGATATATCATCAATATTTTCAGCCATTTGGTATACCAATTCATATACCAATTCAAACGTATGTTCTTCTCCACATGTAGTAACTACATAATTAAGCATTACTTAGCCCCCGTAGATCCAAATCCACCTTCACCCCTAACAGTTGAATTAATCATATCAACTTCTTTATGATCAACTTCAAAACGAAAACCATAAACAGCTTGTGCGATTTTATCACCCCGTTCAATAACTAAATCTGAACCCGAATCATTTTTAATAAGTACTTTAACTTCACCTCTATAATCCGAATCAATAGTAGCTGGTGAATTGGCAATTAAAATATTACGGCTACCAAAACTCGAACGTGGACGTAAATCCATTTTAACATTATTCGGCAATTCAAATGCTAATCCGGTTTCTACCTTCGCTACCTGACCCGTAGCTATTTTAATAGATTTGGATGCAAATAAATCATACCCAACCGAACCAGATGTTCCCTGCACTGGTTGTTTAGCATGTTCTGATAATTTTTTATATTTGACTGTTCCCAAATTGGGAACATTAGTTGTTAGTTCCATTATTTCTTTCTTGGAATTTTAAGTTTTGGTTTTTTATTTGTTGGTGTGTTTAGACTTACCATTTTGGTATAATTATCTGCGATGTATTCTTTAATCTGTGTTTTAATAGATTCTATAGAATAATCAGATTTTAATTCATCAATGTCTTTCTGTACTTCCTCTTCATTCAGGGGATCCTCATTACTTCTATGTAATGATTTTAATATACCCATAATTTCTTCTTTCTGTATCTCATACCATTTACTTTGTGGGATGAGTATTTTGCCCATAGAAGCTGATGGTGGAATTTGTTGGAATGTACCATTAAGAAACGTAGATATGCTCTCAGGGACGAAATCTCGAAACGCACCGACCTCTGGTATTACTAATCTATTACCAGATAGAGATGCCTCTAAAATCATTCTACCAAATCCTTCTCCACGTGTGGGGTAAATATTTGCCAAATTGTTTTCATGTTTCATTAATGCAAAAATGACATTGGAGGATAAATGTCCATTAATCAATAATACTTCAGCTTTGTTATCATAATCCTCTTGGGATTTAGAATTAGCCAGTTTAATATCATTAAATACAGATTTATATTCTTGGACACTAATTTCAGAATCATCCACTGAGTTAATTTTCAATACCAATTTAACATTGTCTTTCTTGTCAAACATCTTCCAAAAAGCAGAAAGTAGTGGTTGTATTCCCTTTCTATCAGCATCCAAAAGCATTTTCTCCGGTATTACTTGACCAGAAGTAAAGAAAAATTTCGAATCACCCAAACCATCTTCAATTTTGGATAGTTCTTTTGTTTCATTAACACCTAATTTATTAAAAACATTGGGATTATAACTTTCCGGTATTACATGTATTTCCTGATGCAGTTTTATTTCTCTCTTCTGCCCATCTTTTTCTGCTACATATGAAGTATTCATCATAACATCCTTGACAAAATTAGATGGTACAACTATTTTCAAATTATCAACACTATTTAACCCCTGAATCCATTCTGGTGAAATAATGTTAGTCTCTACCCCCGAAGTAAATAATATATTTCTAACTCCGTGTGGTTTAAAATCATCCGGTATACCTACATGAATATGAAGATCCGGTTGACGGGTAAGATTTGATGCTTCCTGAATATTCCTTAAATCTTTATTTTCAGGTTTATCCAGTTCATCATTGGGATTACTTCCCCAAACCGTGGGAGCAACGTATAACTGATCGTGATATTCTTCGTTTAACGCTTTAAGAATTTCTCTGGATTTAAATCCGTACCCAGATTGAGATTTATATGGTGCTGTAAATAATATCATTTATTCTGTATATTTTAAAAATTGTCCTTCTTTTAATTTCCCATATTCACGATTATTGATTTCTATGTATTGATCATTTACTTTTGTGATTACTTGTAAGTCATTTCCATGATATGACGTAAAAACGAAATCCCCCGATTTTACGTCATCAAGTTTAGATGACGGATTTAAGAACCACTCAAGAAATTCAAATGTATAATCAGTATTCCACTCATCGAATCGTTTAGCCGGATTAGTAGCTTTTTCCTTTTTTGTCTTCCTACCCAATGCTTTATTCATATAACTGCGTTCTACAAACTTCATATTGTTCATAGAATATTCGATGTCTTTATTTTTAACTCGTGTCCGATTAAACATGTATAACTCTCACTTTTTCTTTAGGTTTAAAATTTCTAACCACTATATTAATATGGTTACTCAATTTTGTTGTCATGTGTTCTATTTCCATATCATTCTTCAATAAATATTCCCTGCCATGAGTAGATGCGTTCTTTTTTAACTCTTCAAATCTATCGTAAGCTTCCATTAGTGCAACAATCCACGAATAAATAGATACTGAATCTTCAAAGATATAGGGGGTTTGTGGTGCACCTATAAATGATGTGCCTGTTGGATATACTGGAATACTCCACTCTTTCCCCTTATATTCATCTGTATATCCTAATTCAGTCTCATCATAATCGGGTACTTGTGTATTTAAATTTCTCGAAAATTCAGAAAGTTCGGAAAACTGTTCTTTATATGGAAATTGATCCTGAATTCCGCCAGTCATTGTATGAATAACACCCAAACCAGCACTTACAGCTTCAGCAACGGGCAATCCAAACCCCTCAGCATCGGAAGTATTAATAAAAATATCCCCAAAGTTGTATAATTCATTTAACTGTTCATCAGTAAGAGAGGAATTGGCAGTAATAATTATATTATCAGTCGATACTCCCAACTGTTGAGAGAAATCATCGATACAGGCAATAAGATCTGTACCGGACTGACTTACCGGACTGGTATGCATAATCAATGCCGTATCTTTTTCAAAAGTAGGATTTTTTGAGCATACATACATATAACTATAAATAATATCAGCCGGACGTTTTCGCCTCTGATTCTTCGCAACCCATAAAAACTTAGTTTTTTTGTTACGTAAAGCCTTAATCTTCATCTGATTCTTTCTATACTCAAATTCCGGCATAGCATTTTTGAATAATTTCTGTATATCCCTCATTTTAAAGGATTTCTGCAATGGTTTGAATGTTTCCATATCAACGCCATGTGGAATATAATCAACTACAGGATTATAATCAACCAGTGATTTAACCATCTCGGTAGTTTGTTTATTAATACAAGCCAACCCATCACAAGAATTATAATATGCCTTATTATACAATGGCACCGGATAATTATCCCAAATATTGTAATAAATTATTGGTGCTGACTGTCGGATTTCATATTCCATTCTGAAATGTTGATGGAAGTATCTGGGATCTGTCATCATGAATATAAAGTCTGGTTCTACCAATTTCATAACCTGTGATATTTCCATTCTATTACCATATCCTTCTTTTAGAGGATATATGGTACATATATCTTTATAATTGACTGCTTCTACATTATTTCGTTTAGAACCGCCACCCAATTGTGTCCATTCTATTTCTTCATGTGTATTAGATACCAAACTATGTAACATTCGAGCCACACCCGTTTTAAATCTAATATCATCACCAAATAGTAAACCTTTAAGTTTTTTCTTATTACTCATAATCGTATTTATTGTCGTCTAAAACGTGATCAAAATATTTTTGGAATCCCTGTTGAATATCAATAACATTTTTTTTGTGTAATTGTTTGTCCATCTGAGTATTACACCGATTATAAAAAGTAGAATATTCTCCAACTAAATCTAAAAACATTGTCATGTCTGTTTCCATATTCATTATTTTCTCATACAAATTAACATCCTTCAGCATTTTCTGTTCATTAATTTTTTCGACTACTTCAGCATCATCAAAATCAACATCGTCGACCCTAACAATATCATGACCGTCAATTTCAAGTATCTTTTCACGAATATAATCAAATGGTTCTTCTTCTAAACTATTGAATTGATCCACACCAAATAATATTTGACTTCTTTTCTTATTTTTTTCTAATTCATCAGCCAAATATGCATAATAATCCATCAATTTTTCAATATTTACCCCCTCACCATTTTTATATCCATCAATTTCAATATTAAAAATTAATATTGTATCTTCAGAATAGATAGTATCATCTTCTTTGAAGAATTGCATTGGGTTACTAATATCTACTACATTGTTTACTTCTACTACATCTAATATTTCAAATGTTTCATGAAGCCTGTCAATAATCGCATCATTGATATTTTTATACCCTATAACAAATGTTACTCTTAGTTCTTTACTCATAATATTTTTTTTATATTTTTTTCAGTCCAGCCCATTTCAAATAATATTTTTTTGATCTGTTCTATTTTTAAAACAGATAAATATGTTTGGGCTTCTTTCGGTGTAATTTCAAAATAATTTTTGACAGTTTTAATAACATCCGGATACTGTTTAATTACCGGATTTCTGTCATATTTAACGTTCACCCTACCCGAATGGGAAAACAAAATATTAAATATTTTTAGTAAATTTGAATCGGGTATATTTTGTAAATACTTATTAATTTCATTTGCTTCTGCCGTGTGTTCTGAGTCGAATGACATTATTCGATTTATCATAAAGGACGAAAAACCCTTTTTAGATTTTTCATCTAAATTTTCGTATGAAAGTTTCCCATCCCCTATGATTGAAAAGACGAAATCGTATGCATTCATTTCATTTTAGTAATCAGTTGGAACTTCAGTTCTAAACAGATCTGGCTGTTCATCTCCTTTGTGATATACAGTTCCATACTTACTTACAAATTCTTTTTTACGATGCCATCCCCGTGGGTAAGCATCAGCGTCTTCTTCATCAGTGTAAACACCGGAAGAATCAGATTTCTCAGTAGATTCAGATGTATTTGTAACTTCCGGTTCTACTGCTTCAGTATTATTTTCTTCTTTTACCACTTCATCGGGTTCTTCAGATTGTACTAATTCTGTTTCACCGCCCAATTCTTCTAATACTTCGTCCACTGGTGACTTTTGAGACTTAACAGCGCCAATGAAATGTTTAGTTACCGGAAATCCACGAGCCGCTTCTTCAGTTTTTCTGAAATTCTCAGCCGCTTCTTCTCCACCCTCAAATGTCCGGTGAAATGAATGATTAGGTTTTCCGTTTGATGCATATACTCTGAATTCAAATTCTACAAGCATGGTTTTTATGATTTAGTTGATGTTTTTGTTGATTTAGATTTAGTTGGTGTACTCTTTTTGGTAGAAGTACTTTTTTTAGACGTTGATGTTTTTTTCTTGGTCGGGGGAGAAGTATCATACATTTTCAATACTACATATTCGTGTTTAGCCCCCGTGGTAAATTCCAATTCTTTCATCAAATCATCAAAATAATTGAAGATATCTTCTTGCTCTTTTCGACGTAATTCTTGAATGTCACCATTACTGAATCCTTTTCGTCTAACTTTGACTTTCGCTGATACCATAATATGGTTGTTCTATAATATTTAAAAGTAATGTTGCTAAATTAACCTGTTTGTCCACAACCGTTGAATTTTTGAACATATATTCGGAAATTTTAAAATTAAAAAGAATATAATTCATATCATCAGATGTTATTTCATTGACATGATCAAAAAGATATGCAAAAGAAGCATCTATCTCGTTATCACTCATGTCATTTACGATTGCTCTGACCTTGTTATAAATAACTATAACATCTTTTTTATTTTTACAGGATTTTATTAGATCAATTATTGCATCATATTTCTGCTCAAATCCTTTTACTGTATTTTGTGTATATTTCCCGTCAAACATGTTATGATCAATATCCATAACCATCGATCTTATATCAGGGAAATACGTTTTAACAATCTCAATAATTTGTGGTTTAGAAATAGATATTTGTTCAGCTTTACAGATTTTTGATATATGTATCGCAACCTTTTTAGGATCATCCGGTACAATTTTATACGGTTTACATCTACCTTTCAATTCCGGAATAATCTTATTAATATTATTCACGGACATTATAAAAGTAGTATCATCACTATTTTCCTCAATCACATCTTTCAGTGATTTTTGAGCGTCCGGTGTTAACTGATCAGCTTCACGTAAATCGAATACCTTTCTCTTAGAAAATGCAACTCTTTGACAAAATGGTTTAATAATTTCGTCCACTACACCAATACCTCTTGTTTCTCTTTCAGAAGCATTTATATAGTCGTAATCTACGTCTAATTGATTACGTATGACGTTAATAATACTTGATTTACCCGTTCCTGTATGTCCATATAAAATCATATTGGGGATATCACCCGTTTCAATAATTTTATTTAGTACGGGTTGAAAAGATTCAGAAACTACTAAATCTTCAAGTTTTTTCGGTCTGTATTTTTCTACAAGTATCATTCTATTTTCCTAAAACTATATCGTCTAATCCTATTTCTTTGTCAAAAATATAACTGGCTACTTTAGATTCTTTGAAATCATATGATTTAGTATGATGCCAAAAATCTGGTTTAGCCAATGAAGGTACAACAATATCCATTACTCCCTCACTATCAGAAATATCAAATTTGTGTTGATGTCCTGAAAGGTAATAATAGTTATTTATGCCAGAAGTGTCAATACCAAATTGAGATGGCTCTCTGAGCATTAATTTCGAAATAGTAGATGCACGTTTAGAATTTTTACTTAATGGTAATTCCTCACCATGTGTAATACCAAACAATGAACGACCATATCTGCTATATTTTCTCATATATTTGGAAACATCAACGTCAACATGAGAATCATTTCTATAACGTTGTTTTAAAGCTTCTCCCAATGAAATAGATAATAAATGGTCATGATTACCGGATATAGTGGGGAATGATGTTTCAATGCCCAAATCCACAATAATATCATTCATACGATATGATAATTCCATTCCGGATGTAAACATATCAACCGTACTAATTCCCATATTATTTGTTTGTGGAGTACCCTTCGTAGTGGTTTGACCCATATTATCTACATGAAAAAAATCAGAACCAACCGGAACAATTAATTTTTCAAGTTTGAATCGAGTAACTTTTGACATTAAATGTTCAAACGATGCCATACAATCCTCCACGAACTGATCAATATTCAAATATTTATCACGGTAATGTAATTTACCGACATGAATATCAAAAATAGGAATAATAGCACATTTTGGCTCTTCCATAATAAGAGGGGAAATATTTATGTCTTTTTTGACATACGTTCCCATTTTATCTTCTACCCTATCCATTAACGGCTTTACTACTGATTGTTCCAAATCATAGAACTTTTCAGCGTCTCGTTTAATTTCCTGATAAGACTGCTGTTCAACTTTTAGTTTTAAATTGGCACGACGACGTTGTAATACTTCATCCACCAATACTTCATCATCCGGTTCATTTTCTATATCAAAATCGAGCCACGGATCCGAAGAATGTGTCCAACCCAAAAGAGTTTTCAATTCAGTAAATACGGGACGTATAATACCGAAGTCTAAACATATTTCGTTAATGGTACTTTTGGAACCATCCCAATCACTGTATCTCTGTTTTAATAGACGTAGATCCCGTTCAGAAATTTTAACGGGCTTAGGCATGGATTTCAAATAGAAAACATATGAATTACTATCTTCTAAATAATGATATCGATCATTCGTTTCTGAAATTACTTTATCATTTTTCATATAGAATTTTTTTGATCTACGAAAAGTTGACGGGTACCTTTCCATAAAATAATCACTAATAAATGATTTATATTCACCTTCCCCAATTTTTCCTGATTCTACTGCTTCAGGATAATAATTATTGGCAATGCGATATAATCTTTTGCGTATAGCATTCCTGCTAATATCATCTATTTCCAGCCATTCAGAATGTAAATCATCCCATATTGTTACTTGGTTACCACCATTAACTAAAATACTTAAAGCTTCAGTAGTTAATCGTACAAGTTTTCTTAATTGTTCATCCATGTTAATTGTTTTAGTTATAAATATATTCCACTTCTGAATTTGGTCTACCAATCATAGAAACTGCGGTTACCTGTACGGGTTTGCCCGTTTCATTGTATTTTTCTACAGCTTTCTGGTATGCAGTATTAAATAATCGTGATGCCGGATGGTAATATGCTTTACCATGTCCAGCTTCATTATTCGATGGTCTATGAGGTGAAGTGAACCCATAGAAATCATTTCCTCTTCCTACTGATCCACAATCATTATTGAATACAGAAGATCCAAATTTATTCCAAAAGAAACCGAATTCTTCTTCATCTGCATTTACTATAACTTCATCAATGCCATGTGTATATGGTGCAATAAAATCATAATAATTTTCTCTTAATTTTGTTTTGTGTTCATCCAGTTCTTGTGCCGAATTAAAAGTTTTAAGTTTTTCTACATCTTTTACAAAACACTGTGAAATTAATAGTGTAGATTTCCCATCCACCACTTTTAGTAATAATTTGAAATCAGATCCAATATGGGTACCATCTTGTTCTGATTCTTTGTTAAGAACGCCAGCCAATTTAGTTACCACAGTTTCCCATGAATTCAACGGATAAAAAGCCGTTACGTAACTCGTATCACCCATCAATTCCTTTGTAGTGCTATACTCCAAATTGTTTCTATTGATGGCAAAATCAAGATTAAACTCAATAACCGCATTGTTAAATTTTTTCTTAAATTCAGAAATAACAGCACGTTTTGCACTATACATTGCCTTTGTTAAATGATCGTAAGGATTACTTTCAAAATCATACGATACATTCCCACCGAATGTCAATTTGGGAAAGTTTCCACTCTTCAGTGTTGAATTATCCGCATTTACATGAATAGAACCGTCATATTTTTTAATTTCTTCAACAACAATGTCGGCATATTTATCTGCCAGTGTGTCCGGATGACCCGAACCTTTAACTTCCATTACATAATTTTCCATTTTTCTACCTGTTTAGTTATTTTTTAATTTGTGATAATAGTAATTCTGATGTCATATTTTCTGATTTGTGATTCATAATCAATCCCTTATCAGAGTAACTTGATACACTTATAGTATCATAAGTATTGAATATAGAAATTATATCCTTAAAGTTCAACTTAATTAAACAATCATTCGTTAGAGATGAATCTTTTTTAATTTCGATAGTAGAAGTATCAGTCTTCTTTTTCTGAATATCATCCGTCAAAATAATATCTATAACTCCTTTATTTACACGATAATATAGATATTTAGATTTGATAATTGCTCCGGCATTTTTGATATCTTTGATAATATCAGATGTTAATACTACTTCCGGAGAAAATTTAACTTCGGGAAATTCGGGATCCTTTAAAACTGATCCTTTAGTCAACAAAAAATCTGTTTCTATCTTACCAAATTTGATATTGATAAATCTCGGAAATGATCCATACCCTTCGATTGAACCATATTTTAATTCCAATGTTGTATCGCCATGTTTATTCATTTTCAACATGCGAATGATACGATCCACATCCATGAAAATTACACTCTCAGTAGCTTCACCAAAATCATTACTAACAATATTTTTATTTACCACTACTCGTGAAAATATAGTTTTGTTAGCATTGTACGAAATTGTACTGGTCTTATTATTATTTATGAATGTTTTTGATTTCTCAAATATTCCTTTACAATAAATTTTCTCAAAATAGTCTTTCATTATCCGAATATGTCTATAACTGATTTATTTGGTGATGGTAGATGCCAGTCCATTGCATCATAATATGCTTGTACCTTTTTGTCTAATAATTTTTCAATGCTCTTGTCCAGATCCGCATTTTCACGGATAAAGGAATCGATTTTTGGATGGATATATTCATCTTGGGGTATCGCAATATTTTTAAACCCGAAATGATTTTTGTTCAAGTATATCCATCGGATCTTGTCCCCCTGAACTATTTCCTTAAACTTACGATTTAATTTTGTAAGATGCAAATATTTATTATAGTTCAATGCACCTTTAACGGCTATAGGAGTTCCCTTTTTGAAATTGAAATTCTCTAAACTCCAATCATCCATAGTATTTACCGATGATATTTTCATAACATTCGTATAATCTTTATGTGCCATTTCCTCAATATGATCATAAAAATTCAGAACAAAATCGTCAATTTCATCATCTTTTTTGTCCAAAATGATATCTAATAAGTCTCCCATGAACTTTTGACAAATTTTTGGAAAATCTGATCTAACAATATCCAGACCCTTTACATCCGTTTCCGGTTCTTCGAGAATAACGCCCTCTTTTAGTTTCAATCTATTCGCATATCGTTTTTTAACACCCGAATAGAAACCAGTAGTTGCTACCCATTCCTCTTTGAATTCCAGTTTGTTATTATCAGAATTGAGCCAGAATTTAGCGAATGTGTCCATACGCTTATTAATATACTTAGATATTTTTTTGGAAATATCGAGAGTAGTATTCAACAAAAATTCCTCATCCATTGTTTTCCAGTCATCACCAAATTTGTATTGAAGCATAGGTTCAGCCGTCATGATAACTGAATCTGTATCACCCGCTACAATTGGATCTTCAAACAATGATATCATCCTTTCATCCAATTCCGAAGCGTTCATGGATTCAAATAACGATTTATGAATTTGATATACCGTATCCATACCAGATTTATTCACATACTGTCCGGTCAGAGTAATGGATTGTGCATTATCCTTATCATAAAACCTGAAATATTTATTTGATAATACACCATAGATCGAATTAATAACGATTTTCATTCTCCACTGTGAGTTATCATAATACTCATATTTCTCCATATCCCCCTCAGAAAGCGCCTTATTTCTGAGTTTTTTATACTCTACACGTTTATTGAAAATGTGCATAATAATCTTGGGGATCACGCCAATTTTGTCTTTGGAGTAGAATACCCCATTGGCTGATAGAGTCAAATTATAATCATCACAGAAAGAATATAATTGTCCCACAGTTTTTATTTTAAACCGTTTTTTAAGCGCAGAAGACTTAACTGTAATGTTTATTTCCTTATCCAGATCTGGTACTTTAAGACTTGGATCGAAAATATGATAATTGATTCTATATCTGGTTTTATCTTTCTCTTTCCAAACATCAATATAATTTTCAATCATACCCCATTTAGTTTCGGGGCTGATGTTTAAAGTCACTGTAATCATTGGATACAGTGAAATCAAATCCTCATCGTAAGTGTATTCAAATCTACCGTTTGTGGCAGGTTTTACAAACGCACCAACAATTTTATCAGATTTCTCTTTGTCTTTAAGAAATTCATTTTCTTCTTCCTCGATCACTTCGGTATCAATGAAGTATCCATCAACACTATTTGAATTCTGATTCTCTTTAAAATCTTTGAATGTTGATGGTTTACATGGACATACAAGACCCATCTCTTTGGTTTGAGTAAGGAATAACCCTTCAGTGGTTTGAACAGCAGATATGACATCCTCGTACGGCACATGAGCCATATGTGCCAGACCTCTGGCTTTATGGATATATTTTAGCTTATTCTCCAAATCCAAAATCAAATCAACATCAACCACGTTATATTCAACATATTTGTCAATGTCGGTATTGTATAAATCTTGTAATGACCCCTCATATACAATTTTATTTTTGCCCAATTCAACTTCAGCAATAGCATCTAATCGGTATGATGAACGTGTTTTTTGAGTAAATTTCTTGTATAATTTGATATAATCCATACAAGAAATTCCGGCAATTTTTACTCTATCGTTATTAATCGAATACCGACATTTTCCAATTGGTGAGAGGAAATTCTTAAATTTTTCATCACGATCATCAAAAAGATTAGCTAACCTATTGTAAATATAAGGCATATCATATCCATCAATATTCCAACCCGTAACGATATCCGGTGATAAATTAAACCAATACCGGATGAATTCCTTCATCAATTCTTTTTCACTCTGAAATACTTCTACAAAATCATAATTCCTATTATTTTTGTATCTTTTAGATTCATCTAACAGAAATGTTTTTTTAGACTTATCCCAAAAATTTATAAGAGAGATGGCAAGTATTTTATTTGGGGATTGGGAAATATTCAGGGCATCCTTTGGGCGTTCTGGAATAATTTCTACCTCAATATCCAATGCCGTAATTTTTATGTTTTTGGAAATGGATTCTTCTGGATATTCATCGATAATGAATCGATGTTCCGGCTTTACATCACTTTCTAAGTATTTGTGTGGGTTGGGTTTATAATCCTGTAAGTATATTTCTTTAACGGGATCACCAAATATCGATTCTAAAACTCCATCTTCAGCTTTTTTATAACCCTTTTTCTGATATGGTATTTTACCATATCCATTTTCATCATCCCAATGGTGAATTAGGTTACTTGCATACTCGTAAAAAACATTTTTATACATATATAAATAAATTCAATATAAATAATAACTTATAACATCTCAACGGCTCATTGTATTTAACGTGGCATTACTCCTGTGCTCATATGACCGTTGTAAAATATAAATATAATAAACCAACAATTTAAAACCAAAAAAAAATTATTTGTACCTGAGTTAATAAAATTTAGTTCACCAATTAAAAGTATTAGAAAATTCTAATAAAACTTAATTTTATTTTTTCTAAGTTAAATATAAACAAATATAAAACTAAAAAATAAGTTGTTTACTTAATTCTTCTAAGATATATAAAAAATAAATACTTATCTAAATTTATATTAGCCAATAAAACTTAAAACCAATAAAAATTTATTTGACTTTTTTCTAAAAATTCCCTACGCACGTGCGATATAATTAATGACATTGATTAAATAATTTTGTATAAGTAATATTAGTTAAAATAGTTTAATTTTTTATTTGGTTTTTTAAGTTTTATTTATATATTATATATATTAATATTTTTTTAATATAGATTGCGTGCGTGCGGGTGCGTATGTGCGTGCACACGTGTACGTGCGTATAACAAAATTATTTTTTAAAAACAAATTTATTTTAATTTATTTTACGCATAGTTAGAAAACACAACCAGAATTTATAAATAAAACTTTTATGTTAGATTATTTTTTAGTATTTTCAGTTATATTAAATCTTGTATTAGGATATTACTTTGTTGTAACATTTTTTAAAATATTACCCAAATACGAAGAAAAATTAAAATTTATAGCAGAAGAATTTCAACGTGGATATCAACGTTTACGTCAAGCAGACCTTCAGGGTGCATTTGAAAATGACGATTATGTAGGAGATGCTTTTACAAGAATAAAAAATATTTACTCAGATTTATCAAAATATTTAACAGACGAAAAATATGAAGAAAAGCAAAAAGAAGAAAAATAATTATTTTCCAGAAGAAACTAAAAAAGCAGTCGTAGAGTTTATAAAAGCTGAAACGATAGATGAAAAAAATTATATTTATGAACAGAAGTTATATAAACCTCTGGACGAAATGATTAAAATTAATATTAATACTCATGGTTTTTTTCAGACCGGATTTGAAGTACAAAGTTTAGTACAACAAGTTCATATGTTTGTTATTGAACAATTAAGAGCCATGGATTTTATCGAAGGGGAAGGGTTTACAAAATTTGACCCAGATGAAGGTGATGCTTTTTCATATTGTAACCGGATGATAAAAAACTATATGGTTCAGTTACAACAACAAAACCAGAGAAGACAACAAAAATTGGGTATGGAGAGTATTGATGAGGACGAAAATTATTACATAGAAACTTATTATGAAGAAGATCCTCATTTCAAATTAGATGAATATTTTGTTGAATATATTGAATATATGGGAGAGAATATTGATATATATTTCGAAAAAGAAGATGAAAAAAAAATTGCACACGTATTCATGGAAATCATAAAGGATCCAAGAAACAATTTTTCAAACAAGAAAACACTCATGATATATTTTAAAAATATCATGAACGAAAAAAACTATAAACTAAATAAGGTTCTAAATACATTTAAAGATATGTATTATGAACTTATAGATGAATATTCAGAAAAATTAGAATTAGAAGAAATTTATGACTAAAAAAGTAAAAGAACAACCAAAAACAGATTTTCTACTTAAGTTATTTATTAGATCATATCTACAACGAAAAAATGGTTTGACACAAAACATTAAGTTGTTAAAAAACTATTACGTAGATGATGAACATGGAGATCCGGAGGCTGATGCTTTTAACACCTCAGTGACCACTTCTATTCTGGATGTGTATGAGACGCTGATGAAAAATGATGATTTACTCATTAAATTTACTGAAATGGTACACAAATATGATCCGGACTCAGTAGTAGATTCTGAAACTTCAGATACAGTATTTGATATCGATGATAAATCAGTAGAAGATGATTTTGATATGGACAAAATTAAAAAAGAATTAGAAAATGTCGTATAAACTTCCATTTGTTGGTATTGTTGACCGAATCATTGATATAGAATCTGAAGAGAAACAAGTAAGTCCTAAAAACGATTTAGTCGATAATAGATATCGTGTTTGGGTTAAACCATTAGAAGACATGGGTATATTAACCAATGTAGAATGCTTTTTTAGTAATTATTCGTCTATGGATTTACCCCTTCCAAATGAAGCGGTACTCATCATTCCAACCAATATTGGGAATGTTATTGTTGATAAATTAACAACAAACGCCAGCAATTTAAATTTTGATCCAAAAACCCCATTGCTCGGTGGAACTCTAAGTAATATTAATAATTTACAAACAATACCATTAGAAAAAAGACAAACCAAATATATAAATAAGGTTAGATTGGAAGATCAACCACCATTTATGTGTAAAGTGGGCGCAAAATATGAGTTGGGTAGAAATGGACAATATTTAATTTTTGATTCTAAAAAACGAATTAACTCAACATTAGAATCTGAAGGTGATTTTGTCAAAGTAGGAATCAGAACCGATGAAAATGAAGAAGATTCATTCGAAGATAATCATATTTTTATAGCTAAAAATGAGAATATTAAACGATTCATGCAAGTAAGTATGGATAGTAAATATACCCCAAGTAATGAAGATATGGGTAATGGTGGCGTGGGTAGCGTGGGCGATAATATCATGCTTTATGGAAAGAGATTTATGGTATTATTTTCACGAGAAAATTTAATTCTCAGATCGTATAAAAAGATATTACTTCATGCTACAGAAGAAGTTAAGTTAGAATCTGATAGAATAAATATTGGTGATGGGGCTGATACTCCAATAGTGAGAGGCGAGGAATTGGTGAAAATGATAAATGATTTAATAAGTATTATAGAATCACTACAAACTGGAATAATCATCAATCCGGCAACTATGACATCAAACGCTTTTACACCAAATATTCCAATCAAATTAGAATTATTAAAACGAAAATATTTAAACAATAAAAGTCCAATGTTGAGTAAAAAAGGATTTATTGAATAATTAAATATAAATTAACAATTTAAATTATGAATAATAAAGGTAAAAAAGTGGGAGACGACTCGGCTATATCTAAATTAATTGGCAAAATGGTTGATGCTAATCAATCAACATTAGAACAAATAATGGAAACTAAAATAAAACGTGTAATACGTGAGGAATTGGATTTCTATTTTGAAAAAATGAATCGCAGGATTGACGAAGCATTGAGATCTGGTGGAACAGTACCAGCCAGTGGTAGAGTAAATCAACCATCCAGTCAAAAAATACAAAATGAGACATTTGAGACTGAAGGTTTTGATGGCGATTTAGATTATAATATTGAGGAAATACGTAAAAGGATAGCGGAACAACATAATCCAATGAAACCCGCCAATACGGTGCCACAAACCTTACAGGGCAACGGTAATGCCAATAAGATAGCTGATGAACAGGGTAATATGATCGATGTACCAGAGAACCCAGAATTGGATAAGAAAATAAAACGTGATTATTCTGACTTTATTTAATAAATGGCTAAATATCTAAAATATCCATTAACACCAAACAAAAGTAGTAATCTTAATTTGATAGAAGATGATTATACATTTTATGATCAGAATATCAAATTATTTTTTATGACAAATAAAGGATCTCGCATTTGAGATAAAAGGAAGGGTACATCTATTAGAAAGTTTTTGGGAAGACCATTAACGGACTCTTTAAAAAATATAGTAAAAACAACAATTCAGAAAGAATTTGTTCGAAATTTTTCGAATATAACATTGAAATCTGTCGATGTAACTAATATTAAAGAAAATGTCAATTCTTTTGTAATTAATATTAGTTACAATTTTAAAAAAGAAATCAACCCTTCAACATCACGTTCGGTGTCGATTAAAATACAATAAGGATGGCTAAAAGACAGATAAAATATACAAATAGGGATTTCAATTCTATATTGGATGACATTGGAAACTATGCCAAACAATACTTTCCGGATTATTTCAATAAATTTAATTCTGAAGAATACTCTGTAGAAAAATTAATTTCTGAATTAGTTGCTTATCAATCAGATATATTGAATTATATGATTGATGATAGGTATAATGAAATGTATATTCAATATGCCAACGAAAGCTCTTCAGTATTTAGAAATGCGAAAAGATTAGGTTATAAACCTTCTACGGTGTCTGTAGCTGTTGGAGATGTAGAATTTTCACAATTAGTACCCGCAATATCATCTGGTTCAACATACATACCGGATACCGGATCGGCTGGAATAATAAAAGAAGGCACCAAATTAGTAAATAATTCTGGTGATAATGTATATTCGGTTGTTCAAAGATGTGATATGAAAAATTACACCAGTTCAGTGGTAGAACAGAAATCGGGTGACAATCCAACATATTTTAGAATTTCGAATACAACAAAAATAAGATCTGGTAAATTACAAAAGAAAACAGTTACCGTTGGGGATCCGGTATCATATCGAAAATTATTAGTAGATAGTAATGTTGCATTTATAGAATCTGTTGTGGATGCTGAAGGCAATAAATGATATGAAGTTGATTATTTAGTACAAGATTATATTTTCGAAAAAGTATTGAATAATGGTACAATAAGTGAATATGAGGAATTTTCTGATTCAAACCCGTATATTTTAAAAATTCGAAAAACATCACGTAGATTTGTAGTAGATCATACATCTGATGGATTTTGTTATTTAAAATTCGGCTCCGGACGGGATACAATAAGCGATGATTTAGTCAAAATATCAGCATATGATATTTTGACTAATAATGAAATATCTAATTTGAATATTTCTTCAAATATTGTTGGTGACAACTTTACCAATTCCGATTCTTACGGCTTATCTCCTTACGACACTACTCTTACTATTACCTATGTTACTTCACAGGGTCAGCCGGAGAATGTGAAGCCAAACAACATCACTAACATCTCAAGGTTAGTGGTAGATATTGATAGTAATGACTCATCAGTTACCGAATCATTTCAAGTAAGTAATAATACTCCCATCTC